ACCTGGTTGCAGGATCAACGTCGTCAAGGATTGTTGTCCCCTGCGCCAGGTGCCGATGTTGAAGTGTTACCGGTGATGATATAAATAGACAGTAATCAAACTTTATAGGAGAACCTCAATGAAAAAGTTTTTGACCGCAGTGGCTCTAATGTCCACAGCATTTGCAGCCAGCGCATGGACACAACGTGCGCCCAACCCAGTTGATGCGTGTCGAGTACATGCACCATATGGCTTTCCGCAGACAGCAGGTGTAGCACCTATTTGTCGCCAGGCATACCTAGTGGGATACGACGCAGCTGCCAAACTGCCAAAGTATGTAACATATGAACTCTTACCACAAAACGCCCTGGGCTGTGTTGCTCGCACTAACGCTTTTGTTGCTGATCAATCAGTCGCTAATGGACCTCGCCCCGATGATTATGCCGGCACCGGCTACGACAAAGGTCACATGAGCCCAGACGGTGACCTCAGCTGGGACGTCCAAGTAGAGTTTGAAAGTTTCCTAATGACCAACATGAGCCCACAGCATGGTTCATTGAATCGCGGAATTTGGAAATTGCTAGAGACCAGTGTACGTGGATGGGTTGTACAAGGCAATCAGTCATACACCATTTATGTGGGAGGTGTTTACAATGCACAAGATCCTCGAATTGGCTCTGGTGTAGTTGTTCCACACGGCTTCTATAAAATTGTGATCAACAATAAAACTAACGAAATTGCAGGATGGGCGTTCCCTCATGTCAAACCATATGTTAACTTGGGCAATGACTTGACCAAGTTCCGTTTGCCAATTAGTCAAATTGAAACCACCGCAGGTGTTAAATTTGCGTATCCAGCAGGGGCTAAAGAAGTACAGCCCGGAAAAGAATGGCCGGTGGACTTTGGTGCATTGACCAAGGCCAAACGTGCCAAGTGCGGAGCCAACGCACAGGACTAATATGAGAGCAGTAGACTTTGTTCGTGCAACTGCACAATATCACACGGAACTATGCCCCCGGGCATGGGACGGAGATGAGTTGCGCCCCGAAGTGCGAGCAAAGTTACTTGAAATAGCCGACGTATTTGTCCGCTATCTTGAGATACCCGACTTTGAAGTCATAGACATTGTGTTAACTGGCAGTATGGCCAACTACAATTGGACCGACTACAGTGACTTTGACATACATGTGATAACACGCTACAGTGACTTGCAATGCGATGACCTAGCAGAAGCATTTTATCGTGCTAAGAAAACTATTTGGAATACGGATCATGACATCACAGTACGTGGACACGAGACTGAACTGTACGTGGAAGACGCTGACAAACCTCCGGTCAGTGGCGGAGTTTACAGTCTACGTGATGACACATGGATCAAAGAACCAGGATACGAACGTCCCGATGTCAATGACTCAGCCGTCGTTGCCAAGGTGCAAGACCTTGCAAAACAAATAGAAGTGGCCATGCAGTCAGCAGATGATCCCGAAGATTTGAGTCGCATTACAGATAAACTACGTCGAATGCGTCGCACGGGCCTAGACACACATGGTGAATTTGGTGTTGAGAATTTGGCATTTAAGACTCTGCGTAATATGGGCATTATTGAGCAGTTACATAGTGCTTATCTAAACCGGCAAGATCAGCAATTAAGTATGTAATACTTGAGTATTACTTTTTGAGCCCGCTTTTGAGCGGGTTTTTGTTGTCTAAACGCAACGGCGAATTTGTCCAAAAATGAGTATTTTGCTATAATACTTGTATGGAACTTAAAAAGCAATCACGTAAACGCAGACAAGATACCAAACATGCCGTTTATATGTTAGTGAACACTAACACAAACGAGCACTATGTGGGCATCACGGTGTGCGGCAACGCCGTACATCGGGCAGTTAAAATTCGCTGGCAAAAGCATGTACGCCGTGCGTTAACAGAAAACAAAGATTGGGCATTGTGTGCGAGTATTCGTACGCACGGTGCAGAAGCGTTTGCAGTATTGTTAGTTGACATTGTGCGTGGCCGTAAGCCTGCACATGCCATAGAGCGCGAAATTATAAACGGCAACATGCCAGAACTGAATACACATTAAGTATTACTTTTTGTGATTTGTCCAGAAATGACGTTTGTTGTATAATTTGGGTATAGAAAATAAAAAGGAGTCGAAAATGACTGTAGCAGATTTGATTGAAATCCTTCGCACCATGCCTGCAGATGCAGTGGTGATTGCACATGACAGCGACTGGGGTTACACTGCACCTCTTGTAGAAGTAGATGACGACGGTGAAGTTGTGATCTCGGCAGGTTAATAAACTAAAGGAGTCGGAAATGGTTAAAGAACAAAACACAAGAGAAATCGCAATGTACGGTATGACTGAGGCACGTATGCGTGACAACATCGAACGCTCGACAACATTTAAGTTTTCAGGTCCGGCAATGATTGTGGCCGGTATGCTGAGTGATGCACAAGAAATGTTCGCTTACAGTGAGCCCAGTGCCAGCACTATCGAAGAACACCGTCAACTTATGAACCGTGCTAAGTGGGCCTTGTTTGAATATGTTATGAAAGACGCACGTTGAAATTAGTTAAATTAGACCGCAGACATCGGGCCCATTATGAACGAGGGTTTACATGGGCCTTCAAGTTTGACGGGTTTCACAGAGAAGCAATGTTTGTAGAACATGCATTTAAAGAAATGTACGGCAGCCAATACGATTGGAGTAATCGGGTACAGGCCAATCATCACTGGGAAGGTGTGTTTGGATCAAAAGTACCCGGTCACTCTTATAGAACCTATTGGATTAATTTTAGAAATGAATACGATGCCACTGTGGCATTGTTAAAGATGGAACAAGAATAATGTACGAAGTAAAGACAGGCACAGTAATTGAACAATTTGATGATTTGGATCAAGCCATGACACATGCCCGCTTGCTGGGTGAGTTTGTAACTATCACAGGCAACGGCATGGAGATTGTTGGCATATTTGGTGCCGACAGCGTCGAGAACGGTGTATGCCCAGATGGTATTGGATATGATTGGATGAAGCGGAGAACACAATGAACGAATTTGAATTGATGTTGGTACACGAAGACATGCGCCAGCGTGGTATTACCAACTACAGTACCCGACCCGGAAATGAATGTATTTGGGTCAGTTACGGCCGGGTTAACTGCTATTATATTTTCAGCAATGGAAAACTTTCCGAGGTGCAGTTTGACTAAAGCAACTCGTATTGTTGTAGAAGAATGGAGCAGCATTTATAATGCCTTAGACTTCTGCACCGTACATTTTGGCGAGAGCGGAACACAACCAGGGCGTCGTTGGTTCTATAGAATCATACGTCCAACACGCACAGACATACTCAGCAGATTGGGTAAGCGTATCAGACGTCACTTAGGTCTCAAAGAGGACTGCTATCTCTACTTTAGAGACCCGCAAGATGCCACACTATTTTGTTTGATGTGGCCTCCCCGATTTGACCTGAAATGATAACGGTGTTATAATACAATTTTACAAAAGGAAATCTTATGAACTTAAAACTTAAAGCACTATTACAGACAGCGGCAGTATTTGCATCGGCCGTTGTGATGGCATTTGTTGTGGACTATATTGGCAAGACATTTGATGAAGACACAATACGGACCACCTTTACTGGTGCAGTATTTTTTGGATTGGGCTACATGATCTATCAATTGTGTCTGACTCGTTTGCAGATGAACGATTCGTTTAAGAGCGCAATCACCAATATTGACAAGAAATGATTTTGGTGCTATAATACTTGTATTGTAGTTAAAAGGAGTCTTAAATGGGTTACAGAGTCGTAAATGGTGTTGATAATATGCGTTCCCGGTATGGCGCACGTAAGGGACTTGAAGGCCCGTTTAACTTCTCGGGTAGGGTTCTGTACTATGATCCCAAGGCCGGACAGTACTACGATCCTACTACAGATTTCTACATTGATCGTACAGAAATGGACATGATCAATATTGAGTTTTACGAACGTTTTAAGAAGGAGAACGTATGAAGTTGGTACGACAAGTAAGTGCAGATCACTTGGTAGATCTTGCATACTCAGACGAGTATGCCGAGTATGTAATGCAAAATGGCGATCCAGAAGACTTTGTTATTTGCAACGGTAACGGTTTACTGGAAGCAATGGAAACGGGGTATCTCTTTAAAGAATTTTTGGCCAGCCGGGGAATTGACCCTGTGGCTCGCGAAGAAGAAGTTTACAGTCCTTACTACGGAGCATAAAATGCGTAATCTCATAATTGGTTTTGTATTAGGGTTGGTTGTTAGTGCAGTTGGATTTTCGGGCATTGCTCGAATGTTTGACAAAGGTGTGCAAACTATCCAAACCCAAAGCCGAGAACTAGCCCAGTGATTTGGGCAAATCAAATTCAAATTGTAGTTGACACCAAAAGATGGATCTGCTATAATTCGAATATGCCAGCAATGAAGCAGGCATTATTTTCAACTCAACCTTAATTGGAGTATTTCAAATGGACAAACTTTTTACAGTTTCTGGTGTTAGTAAAAACAAAGGCGCATACAAAGTTCGTTTTGCCAACGACATTGTTAGCCGTATCAAGATCTTGGGCAAGAGCGATCAAGACATTCAACTCATCGAGTTGCCCACAGGCATGAGCAAAGCCAACGTGGTTGCGTTCCTTAAGACTCACGAACTGTATGCAAACCCTGCATACCGCGAAGCAATTGATGCCGCTGATGCAAAGTATAATGCAGTCACCACAGTCAAAGCCAAGGCCACTAAGGTCAAGGCCGCTCCCAGTATGGAAGCAATCAAAGCCAAGGCAAAAGCCAAGACTGAAGCAGTTACTGAGTAATTGTGCAAGTGTGCAGATAACGGCTCTTCGGAGCCTTTTCTGCTGACTAAATATTAGTTATTGCTGTATGAAGCAAAGAGAAAAGTGTTCTGGACGGGGGTGCGAATCCCCCCAGGTCCACCATAAGGAAGTTTGATGCGTATTACTGAGA